TCCAAAGCATCAGCGGATTCAGACCGACCCTCGACGACCTTTTCCCAGAGAGCTACGTTTAGCTCAGATAAGCTGGGGTATTCCGATGCTCTTTTCTCCGAATAAGAGCGAGTATCCGGGGCTGGCGGTACCACCTCAGTCGTCAGAACTTCGTAGATTTCCCCGTCACGCTCCTCCGTAGACGATGAGGTTACCCTCTCGCCAGCTGGGGGATATGCTGGGTGATAGGGTTTGACACCTATGGCCGCCAGCTCCTCCTTTGACCAGTATTGGAATACGGTCTGGGGGTGCTGAATTTCGTTGATTGTTATTCCTCTTGGGGAGGAAATGATTTGGTTGTTGGTTGTTATCCACATATATGTGTTCTCCTTATCTTGCTCTGGCGTATTTGAAGGGGGATTCAGCGAAGGCTGCAAAGATGTAGGTTTTAGTGTCGACATTTATATCAACATTGGTAGAGCGAATCTTCCAACCATTAGCAGTAAAGTCTTGTGCATACACAGCATTTGATTCGTCAGGGTTAGGCAAGTTTGCTCGCAATAAGGTCTGCTCGGGGTTGTACGTATCCCGGGCGGTATCGATGATGTTCCAGTTGCCAGTTGTGTCAGTACGTTTGTACATAATCCATCTCGGTCTAAACCCGCAGTATACAAACGGACCATCTGCACTTCCGTTACCAGTGTAAGAACCAATCTTGCTGAAGCCTTCGACTTCGGCGAAGCAGTAGGCGACGTAAGTACGACTCGACTCATTTACTCCTACTGTGCTGCCAAGGGTAACAACAGTAGAAGAAGGATTGGTCGAATTGAGGAAAGTTGAAAAACCTGGGGCTGCGGCAGCGGTACTATCTAAAGCTAGTATGGACGTATTAGGTAGACTTCCGTGGTACGTCAACCATTGATACGTGAAGTTGCGACATTTAAATATTATTAACTTAGGGGAAGCACCTAAACCGTGTCCGATGGTGGCGCCACCTGTACTATTCCCAGCATAAGTAACCACACTAACCCCAGCTATTGGATTTGCCCTAACTGTGCTGGTTATAGATCCAGATGTGTTAGTTGCGCTAGATGAGCCTGCGTCCCATGCCCAAGCAACATAGGTGCTGTTAAGAAAGTTTGACTGAGTGTCACTTCCTGTAATTGAGAATCCGTTTGAGTCGAAGGATGTCAAAACATCGGTACGCAAGACTTCAGCAGTAGTGTCGTTTGATTGAAGCCGCCATCCAGCCCCGCGAACAGAATCAAAGAGTCCATTACTATCTGCTAGGTTTCGGCGTTTTAACCACACTAGATCGGGGCTAAAGCCAAGACTGCTGATTGTCTGCGTTCCACTATTACCAGTATAAGTAACCACATCCATCGCCGTGCTCGACTTCTGGATGGTCGGTTGAGGTAGTAACGTGGTGCAGAGAGGCTTGAAACCAAATGGGGCATCGTAAGCCCAGGGGCGTTGGCCGAAGTTTACAGTAAAAGAAACGGCAGACCCATTGGACGAAGAAAATGCTGGAGACATAGTTCCAGAAAGACCGCTAAATGCTGTCCCCTGCGAAACTCCGTTTTTGTAAAAGACAAGAGTCCCCGCATCCATATTTAGTGCAATGCCTATAACATCATTTGTCGTGTAGGATGCCCCATAATTTGTCCCAGTGCCGTTATTGTATTTTTGCCCGTCAATAAAATAACCCCACCCATCTGCGTTTGATCCTATGTATGACGTGAGAGCTCCAATATCTCTAATAATTCCAGGGCAATTATTACCTCCGTTATTTGTCACCTCCCAATACCATTTCCCAGAACTAACGGCCATTGTTGACCTTCCGCCCCTTGGATTAAGGGTAGATTGAACATACTGAAGATTTCCATTGCTGATCGTCCCTGGGCAAGAAAAATCCAATGGATTTAGCGTCGCATAATTCCCCCGCACCTCTCCCCCGGTAGGCACGGGTAGTTTGTTGTAGTCCCGTAATGCCTTAAAGCCGGAGGGTGCAGCGTGGATGAAGGGGCGTTGGCCGAAGTTCACATCCATTACGCCGTACTCATTCGAATAGCTTAGGATACAAGGCGTAAGACTTCTCCCAGGTGTACCCCCAATTGTCCCACTGGTGATTTGTACATTGTTTCTTCGAAAAACAAACGTGTTCGCGTCAAGATCGACCGAAACTGAAAGCACATCCCCCGCTAGAAAAGCAGTTCCTCCATCCGTGGTGGCTCCAGCAAAGTTCTTGAAAAACCCGCTATCAAAAAGCACCAAGGCGTCGGTTACTGAACCGGGGCCTATTGATGAGTTTGTTACATTTGAAGGGCTAAGACCAAACGCGTTGTAAGCAGTACTGGCAGTTCTTCCTGGATATGGAGCATTAGCAAGAGTAACTTCAAAATACCATTTTCCAGCAGACATGCTCATCGTGCTGTTTGTTCTTCTCCAGTCACCCGGACCGGCATACCGTAGATTTCCATTCGTAAAGGTACCGCCTGTTATTGAAAGAGGATCTAGCGTACAATAATCCCCCCTCGCCTCACCCCCAGCTCCGTTATCTGTTCCATAGTAGGTTGGAGAATCAACTAGGCTATCGTTCCCAACCCCAGCCTCGACGGAGAGGTTATTTGCTACCCAGTTATTGTAACCCCCCGTTGAAACAGAGGCATCTGCGCCAATAGCAAGTGTTGAAGTCTGAGCAGATGCCCCCGTAACCATATAGGGTCCAGTTGAGGAGCTTGCCTCAAGTTGCGCGCCCCAAACAAAAAGTCCGTTTGTACCACTTCCAGCAGTTCCTGTTCCGTATGATAAAATCGCCAGAGGGGAAGCAAAAGCTCCAGTTCCCGCGTTGGCAGTCACCGAGCAACGATACCACCCATCACCAACAGCAGAAATCGCAGGAACGACACCTGACGTAAGTGGAATAGTTCCAGTAACTACATCAAAGTCTGAAAAGTTATATGTTCCAGCTTTATTTTGTAGGTATAAGCGGAAGACAGTACGCTCGCCAGCTTTAGCGTAAGCAGAAAGAGTATAGGTAGTGTTATCAACAGCTGTATACGCTCGATTGAGTTGATGATCTCCTACCGTGGCTGTTTCAATTAGCTTATCGGCAGTTGTTGTTCCGTTTGGTGCTACAGCTGCATTTACTGTTACAGTTGATTGATGCTTTGTCCACGCTGCATTAGAAAAGTCCTCTGAATGTGTCAAAAGATTTTGCGTGGTTCCTTGATTTGTAAAAGGTAAATAGAACCCATTCGTTCCGTAAGTCCCAGTATAAGCCTTGGGTTTCCAGAGGTAGGTGTTGACGTCACGAGTTCCAAAGCTGGATGGGGTTAAGGCTTGTCCGTCGACGAAGTGAACTTCTGCTAGATAGCCTCCAAAATATCCTCCAGTCGGGGTTGAAGCTCCTGTTGCGCCTATTTTTTGCAGGACGGTGTTATTAATCGATGAGAGTTCGCTTGGGCCTGGATTTGTTTGTGAAGAAAACGATGTTATTTGTGAGCCGTTGACGTAAATCCTTATTCTTTCTGAGGCTGTTGCGTTGGCTGAATCCCAAACTACAACTAAATGAAACCATGAGCCAATGTCCCTAAATACTTGGCTAGTTATTCGCCTGCCCAAAACCGATGTTGTTATTCTATTGAAGAAATCAAGATTGTTATTGCTATCAAAATAAAAAGCCGAATCAGTAGTCCCCTGACTCCCACCTTCCATCAATATATGCGCGCCGCCAAGGCTACTCCGTTTAACCCACCCACTCCACGTCCAAGTCGTGCGGTTACTAGCAACCGAAGGTGTTCTAGTTAAAAAGGCGGAATCAGCCGAGTTAAACCTAAGACTTTTACTGATCTGGTAAGTATCATCCACAAGAGTCGTTGAGATAGACCCGAAATTTGTCGGTGAATCTACAAGGCTGTCGTTACCAGTTCCGGGGGTTACGGAGAGGTTATTTGCTACCCAGTTGTTGTAGCCACCCGTTGAAACTGAGGCGTCTGCGCCGAGTAGCAAAGTAGACCCAATCGCAGTACCATTTGTCGCAAAGTACGGCCCAACTGTTGAAGATGCTTCCGTTTGCAGACCCCAAATAAAAATAGAACCAGTACCATTTCCAGTATAGCTAAGAGATCCAGCAATAGCGTTGTTCATGATATAAAACGCACTCCCACACGCCGCAGCACCAGTCCCTACATTTGATACGGAGATTCTGTACCATCCGTTTCCGACAGAGGTAATCGCGGCTGAAGCATGAGACCCCGAAATAATAGTTCCATTAGAAAGATCCGCAAAACAATAGTTTGCGACTGTCCCATTCCAATTCTCAAGAGCTACTGCCGATCGAGTATTGGCTTTTACGTAAATTGAAGAAGTAAAGGTAACCCCGTTAGTGTAAGTTAAGTTATTAAAATAAAAACGATGAGTTGCCGTTGCTGAGTTTTCAGTAAAGGTATCAGCAGTAGTTGCCCCATTTGGTGCAGTAGTTGTATTAGTTGTGACACTAGAGGCGTCCTTCGGGTACATCGCCGCACTAAAATCCTCACTAAATAAAACGCTATTCGACCCAGTAGTTGTGTTGGAGAACGGAAGATAAAACCCATTTACTCCATATGTCCCGGTAAAAGCTTTGGCTTTCCATCTTCCAGTTGTTGCGTCGGTTTCTCCGAAGGACGATGGGGTGAGAGCTTGTCCGTCGATGAATTGAACTTCTGCTATATAACCGTTAAAGTAATTACCATCATACGTCCCAAGTCTTCCAATAGCCATTCCAACAGATGCTTGATTAAATCTGCTATCAGCACTAGGGCCTGGGTAGGTGCTTGCTCCATCAAATGCGGTTAGCCTAACTCCGTTAACATATAGCTTCGCTCTCTCGGATGCCGTGGCTTGAGTTGAGTCGTATTGAGCAACCACATGATACCAAGCTGAGGTATCTCTAAATAGACTTGATGATTGGAGATACCAATCCCACCCACTTGTTGCGTAGTCCCCAAAGAACAATGTATCAGAGCCAAACCCGAAATATACACCATTAGTTCCAGATGGAGCCTGAGCACTACCAAGAATATAATTAGCTTGGGCTGACCCAATTGTTGATCTCTTCACCCAAGCACTAAATGTCCAAGTCTTGCGATTTCCAGAACTGGCTGGAGTGCGACTTAAATACGTTGAGTCAGAAACATTAAAACGCAAGCTACGGCTTACCTGATAGGTATCGTTGTCGCTAGTAGACGCTTGGCTACCGAGCAGACCAAGCGGGAGAACTGGCCAAGACATACCTTACGCGTAGTTCAACGACGATACGCCGTAAAGGTGTGTTGTTCCGTCGGTGTGAGTGTTTGCAACAAAGGTAATGACGTCGATCTTGCCGCCACCAGTGCTGAGCGTTGGTGCGCCAGATGAAGTAGTGGCTCCAGCGAACCGATATCCTGTGACACCAGTAGACCCGAACGGGAATGATAGCGTTTTCCCCCCACCTGCGTCTTGTTTGACAATCAAGATGTACACCGCGCCAGCGGCAATGGCGCTTGGAGTTCCCATCGTCGCGGGTCCAGTCAAAGTGAGAACAGCTACTTGAGCCAAAGACAGATCCCAAGCAACCGTAGATGCAAACGTTAAGGGAGTTGCCGTGAAGTTGTGTGTGCGAGTGTACTGTTGAGCAGCTCCAAGAACGGCTACTTCACTCGTGTTAACCTTTGCGGCGGTGACGTTTCCGTTAAGGATTTTGGCTGTGGTGACTGCATCGGTGGCAATCGTAAGAACTGTCCCGGCAGCGGCTTTTGTCACATCCCCAGTAAAGGCAGTAGTGCGAAGGCCTGTAGCATCCGTGAATTCAAGTCCGCCAGATACTGAGATTTGCTCGATAGCTCCAGTACCAGCACTATCTCGACCAACAAGCCGATCGGTTGTGATATTGGAAAGTTTTGGGAGGCCAATGCTGTTATCGGCTAGAACCGAACTTAGGCCATCTGTTAGAAGTTTAGAAAGGTCGCGAGCTTTGCTCATGGGTCTATGTTATCCTTACTTTTAGTTAGTCAATGGGGTGACTACCCAGGTTTTGCTCTCTTCATCCCAGATGTGTCCCCCACCATCTTGGGGGTATGGGATTGGAGATTCCCACAAGCACGTCTCCTCGTTAAGAATCCAGCTTGGGAAAGGTTTAGGTGGGATGAAGGCATCCCTAGCTGAATCGTATGTGTAACCGATGCCAGCATAGTTTTTGCGGAACGATTTGTTAAAAGATGTTTGTTTCCAAGTTCCGGGAATCTTGAGGGTTTGATTTATAAACACCTGGCCGAATGGTTCCGTTTGTGGGAATGCGTAGTCTGGCTCGTTTACAACAGAGTTGTTTACTGAAATTACTTGTTGGACTAAGTTATCTGAATTTAGCTGTGCAAAGTACGCCATAAAATTACCAGAGAATGGTTCCCGAATCGTTAAAGGTGTAGATTCTGAACCCACCAGCGGTTGTTAGCGTCGGGCTTCCAGTAGTTGTGGCCGCTGGGAATGCGTCAGAGTGGCGAATAATCACTACCCCTTTTGCCCCAGACCCACCAGTTCCTCCACCAAGTTGTCCGCCCCCGCCACCACCGCTACCCGTGTTTATTGTTGCGTCACCGCCAGTGCCGGTAGACGCACTTGATCCGTTGCCACCCCCTCCGCTTCCTCCCGAATTACCCGTTGCCCCAACTCCACCACCACCTCCACCACCGCCAGCACGAGTAACACTCGTCCCAGTAATCGAAGAAGGTGTCCCAGCACCGCCAGCGCCTCCTTGGTGGGCAACATAGTTTCCACCAACGCCGCCGCTACCTCCTCCGCCACCTCCTCCAAGAGGGCTTCCGCTTCTGCCGCCAAGACCGCCATTGTTCCCCTGGCTTGGTGAAGTAGCAGGCGTGTTCCCAGAACCCCCCGCTACTGTACATCCACTTGAGCCACCGAAACAATCGTGAGACCCGCCGCCACCGCCAGAACCTCCGCTTCCCCCAGGAACAGCGCTATAGCCACCACCACCACCACCCCCAGCTGAAGTAATCGTACTGAAAACAGAAGGAGACCCGTCTGGAGCAACATTAGCTGGTGCGCCACCAGCCCCTGCCCCCACCGTAATCGTATAGTTGACCCCACCGCTAACCGACAAGGTGGATGCTCTATAACCACCAGCCCCACCTCCGCCACCACCGTATCCAGATCCACCGCCACCACCCCCAGCAATCACAAGGTACTCAACCGATGGAGGAGCCATAGATGGCCAATTCCCATTCAGATTAGCTACAAACACTTCTGGCAGACTCCACCGCCCAGAAGCAAGCAGTTGGGTAGGGTTATTGGCAACGCCAAGAACACCCCCATTCCAATTAGCCATTAGGAAATTTCCTCGTAAGAACAGACGGCTTCAAGCCTGCTTGAAGCACTCGCCGTAAGGCGAAGGCTGTCTCCTTCCTCTAAATAGATTGCCTTAGTGACGACATCTAATGTTGCGTCGGCTGGAACAGTAATCGTGTTGGCAATCCGATAGGCTACGGATGATCTAAATATGTCTACATTTGCAGTAGCACTATTTACACCGTCTATGTTGCTAACGTAGAGAGCATTTATTTTGAATACCTTGTTACTTCCAGACGTGTTTGTAACGATAGCGGTTGCAGAAGTTGTGATAGCCTGGACTGCTGTTTTGCCAGTAATCGTTGCTACATTTACGATGTTGGGTGCTGCCATAGAATTATCCTCCAAATACAATAGTCATTGCGATTGATTTTCCTGTTAGTGTTCCTTTTGCTGTGGAATCTAATTTAGCATAGGTCACAGAGTTGTCAGCTATCCCAATAGTCGTGACCTGCCCAAAGGCTAGGATGTCCACAAAGTCAGATGCCGAGCATCCGCTGACTAGCGTAATTGTTCCAGATCCTGTGGTTGTGTAATCCAATGTAGGAGCCAACAGAATTCCGTTTATAAAGACGTAAATAAACCCAGGGGTGAAGAGTAAGGGATTGCCGTTGGTGTCGACGCCTGTAAAGAGAGTTTGGTTCGCGCTTGCGATATATCGAAAGGAGGCCAAAGCTGCTGATATCGGGCTAGCTCCAGAAGCAGAAATAGTTAAAGAGCCAACCCCTTGAGCAATTGACACACCATTCCCAGCCACAATCTGTTTATATTCCAAAGAGGTTCCGCCCGAGTTTGTCCCAACAACGTAATTAGCTAGGCCGGGGCTAGCCAGTTGCGGAACAGCACCAAAAGCAACTATGTCAACGTCGTCGTTAACGGCGCAAGCCACACTAAGAGTGATTGAAGTTCCGTTGGTGGCCGTGAAGTCGGAATCGTCAAGTTTCACTCCGTTCAGATAAACGCTTAGATACTTTGGCGTATAGACAAGGCTTGTTGAAGGCGTTGAGGTGTCAGCTCCGCTGAATACTGTTTGCCCAGCGGTAGCGTTGTAGCGATAGATCGCAACAGCTCCACTTGCTGACCCCCCTCCTCCACTTCCCCCGCCCCCAGTATTTGTAATTGTGACAGTCCCAGCAACGTCGGAGATACTAATCCCAGTGCCTGAGGTTAGTGTCTTATTTTCGAAGGCTGTGCCGTCGGAATTAACCCCAACAAATGTATTTGCTGGACCAGCAGTTGTGCGCCCAGTTCCTCCGTTGGCTACTGATAAAGCGTTGGTCAAAGAGAGCGACGTCGCACTCGCTGCCCCAAGGGTTGGGGTAACTAGGGTTGGGCTATTTGCAAATACCAGTGACCCGGTTCCAGTCTCGTCAGATATAGCAGTCGCTAGTTGAGCCGAAGTAGCCAAGAGGGTGTTGCTGGAAAGATTAATTGTCTTGTTGGTTAGCGTGTCGGTCGTCGCTCTCCCAACCAAAGTGTCGGTGCTTGTAGGTAGCGACAAAGTTCCCGTGTTAACGATTGAAGAAATATTTGGAGTCGTGAGCGTTGGGGAGTTTGCAAATACTAGGCTTCCGCTTCCAGTTTCATCTGTGACGGCAGAGGCAATCTGAGAGGACGTAGCCGTCAGGGTGTTGTTAGCGAGGTTGATCGATTTGTTGGTGAGCGTTTCGGTTCCGGCTAGGGTGGCTAAGGTTCCCGTGGTTGGGAGGGTTACGCTGGTGTTGCCAGTCGTAGTCAAGGTGGTCGTGTGAGCTCCGCTTGTCGTTAAGCTTCCGCCTAAGGTGACAGTCTTCCCAGCGTTGTTGACCCCAGTTCCGCCGTAGGTCGGGTCGACAATTGTTCCCTGCCACGTTCCCGTCCCGATGGCTCCAACGCTGGTCAGCGACGAACCAGTAACTCCGCTACCGAGCGAAGTTGCAGAAAGAACCGAAGTTCCGTTGATCTCGTATACCTTCCCCGAAACTAGGTTGAAATCTTCGCTCGATGTCCAGGCATTGGTGGCGTTGACCCAGTTGAGGGTCTTGTCGGTTGTTCCCTTAAGAGTGATCCCGCCGCCGTCGGCTGTGGTGTTGGTCGGTGTGGCGACGTCCCCGAGAATTACGTTTTTGTCCTCAACCACAAGGTTTGTCGTGTTGATGTTGGTCGTCGCACCATTGATCGTCAGATCGCCAGTAACTGTTAGGTTTCCAGCAACTGTTGCATTCTCGTCCACAGTTAAGGTGTCGACTTTTGCCGTGCCGTCGACGTAAAGATCTTTCCACTCCAAAGTTGAAGAACCTAGGTCGTGGGTGTCATCGGTTGCGGGAACAAGATTGGAGGCGGCTCTGGCGTTGAAGGTAACCGTATCGGTGTTTGCGTCACCTAGGGTCGTGTTGGCGTTAGCCGTAAGGTTTCCTGTTAGGGTGGTGTTACCCGTTACACCGAGTGTGCTGGAAAGCGTTGTCGCGTTGGTAACCCCGAGAGTGCCAGCGACTGAAGTGTTTCCGCTGGCGGCCGTTACGACGAACTTGTTGGTGTTGACTGCAACATCCCCGGTGACCCCCAAGGTTCCGCCGAGCGAGGCGTTCCCCGTGAGAGTTGAAGCACCAGTAACCCCGAGGGTTCCCCCGATAGTCGCGTTGCTGGTGACGGCCAGTCCTGTCCCAGTAGCTTTAGTTGCGGAAATCGTATCGGAGACGCCGAGTGTGGAGGAAAGTGTGGTGGCTCCCGAAACCCCCAAAGTATTGGAAAGCGTGGTTGACCCAGTGACCCCAAGGGTTCCGCCAATGTTGGCGTTCTTCTCAATCCCAACACCTCCCTCGATCACTAGAGCGCCTGTGTCCTTGTCCGTTGACTGGGTTGTTGCGGACACAGTCTGAGAACCAGTAATTGAGAGATTGTTAAGTGTAGCTGTGCCGTCGATGTGGAGGTTTCTCCAGCTCTTGGCGGCAGAGCCTAGGTCGTACGTGTTATCCGTATTGGGGAGAATGTGAGAGTTGATGTCAGCGTTAAAAACAACGTTGTCCGTGTCTGCGTCACCAAGTGTCAAAGTTCCACCATTAGCCGTCAGAGTCCCCTGGATAACAGCATTTCCAGCAACTGTCAGATCCCCACCCATTGAGACATTTCCAGTAAGCGTGGAGGCGCCAGTAACCGAGAGAGTTGAAGCAAGAGTTGCGGGACCTACAACCTCGAGACTTCCAGAAGACTTGACTGTTGTCGTTGAAATCTGGAGGGCTGAAGCTGTTGCGTCCCCATCCTCGACAATCGTTAGAGACGAGTTTACGCCGTCGGTTGAGGCCGTCTTTAAGAGCTCTTTATAGCTCTCGGCAATCGTGCGATCAAAGAGCGTACTCATTCGGCAAAGTTCCACATAAGGTAAACATTGTTCCATTTCTCGCCAGGGATAAGCGTGTAGCTCTGCCAAGAGTTAAGCGACGCACACAAAGCTACAGCCGTAGAGGCTACGTCTTCACACAACGTTGTTAACGTCGGCGCAATCTCGTCGCAAACGGGTGTAACTTGAAAGGCCATTACATTAAGGAAGGGATTTCGCTCAATGCAAAGTTCTTCATTTGCACTTGAATGTGTCCCTTGGCTCCTCCTCGCATCTCTGAAAGTTCTTTTTGCAATAACGCGATTGCTTTGTTTTCGTAGAAAACGACTTTTTCTGGCTCTTGGCTTTTTAGAGCCTGCACCATTTCTTTGATCGCGGGGTAGTTCCGTATATCCATCTTTTCGCTATCTCGATACTTAGGTAACCACCTTTTCTTGGCCAAGATGTTCACGCATTCAACAGCTTTTGAATCTCGGATAAAATAACGCCGCTTCCACTCATTGTTTACATAGACTTCACCTCGATCGATAAGCATATCATAACCCGAGGTATCTTTTTCTTGGTAACCAGGACCGTTTTCATGGAAATCATATCTTCGATCAAATACGGAAACGGAAGATCCTCCCATAGTAATCCCAAGCACAGTCCCAATTTGGGTGGGCAAAAGAATCTCATTGGTGTTGGTGACGTTGACTCGGTAGGTCTCAATCGTCCCATACCAGCACCCTCTGGCGAACAAGGCTTCCTCCGCAGTATTGAGTAATTCAACCATTTCAGCGTCGGAAGTTCTAATCCCTAGGTTTAAGTCTAAAGCAAGCTTGGCTCGCATATCTCCCAGGCTGTTTGGGATCGTGCTGGCTCGTTTGGTTTGGAAATTAATCCTCCTCGCAGATTCTAGAGCTTGATCTGTTTTAGAAGTTAAACGTTCGACTGCTTTATTTTCGAGAGCTTGGGCTAATTCAAGTTGATTGTTCTCCTCGCGGTACAGAGCCAAAATCATAAGCTTGAGGGCATCCACGTCGTCAATAATCAGAAGGTCAGTATCCGAAGCGGCCGCTACAAAGTTTAATTTACCAGTAATCTCGACTCGAGCTGGAGCCTGACCCTCAATTGAGTAGGTTCGAAAATCGCTTGATGACGGGACAAAGTTTAGGGGTAGGACGTCTGTGGTGTCGGTTAAGTATGCTTGAATCCCGTTGGTCAGAAAACCTTCCGCAGAAGTTGTCGAGGAAACTCGCATTGCACTCTCAAGACCAAAACCAGCGGGAGTAGTGATGTTTGAGGTAGCTGGCGGGAGGGTAAACTGATTATTAACGACGGTGACGGAATACCTTGCGAGAACGCCAAGCCAAGCACGAAGACTATGTAGTCTTCGCTGTGCCTCGTTAATTCTGGCTACAACTCGAGAATCAGTTGGGCAAACGCCATTATCGACAAAAGGTGAAAGCGCCGCCTTGGCTTCAAGAAGGGTGAGCGGCATTTAGGAAACCTTGAAAACCTTGATCTTAAAGGTTTGTGATCCTGGGTTGGCGGTTGTGGTTAGGTAGTTACATCTTACTGTTACGCTGTTGGGGGAAGCCACATAAGCATCAAACACAACGCCCGACGTAGGGCTTGAAGGTAGTCCCACCAAAACAGGGTCTCCCACGCTTGCCCCAGCCACACTTAAGGTTGCCGTGCTGTTGCTCCCAACAGTCGAGTTTGGGTTAACTGGAAAATCATAGGTAAGCGTACCTTCTAAAACTACATTTTGCGTGGGTGGCGAGAGATATTGCGCAAACAAATCCAATAGTTGCTGGGGCGTTCCGTAACAGGTTTGAGGAGGAAGCGAGCCAGAAATTAGAGCCATATCAGAACTTTATCACCCAATTTAAAAAGACAAGGGGTGGGAGATTTGGATGACTTGTTGCTGAGGAGTTCGAAGCTGCGTTATTTGTAAAAGAGTAGTTTAGGGTTACTGCACGCGAACTGCCTAGGCTCGAACCAGGGGGGAAGCGACCAGATTCACCCCCATCCCCACCATTTCCCGTATTACCCCTCTCCACATCCCCTCCAAAACTTGCAGTTAGGCTATGAGTATGGTTGTGAGATTGTAAGCCGACCTCTTGGCTTATAAGGGTATGGGATTGATTCCCGCCTGTGTTGCCTCGAACAGACGCATCTAGGTTGCCAGGTCTAGAATTAGTTAAACGCCCCGAGGAAACGGAGCCACCCATAGTTTCAAGCCCGACAATGGTTCGACCTCGTAGATCGGGTAAATTGAAGGTGATTCGATTGTCTCCCGGCCCATAACTTACACCAATGACATCAAATAAGTTCTTATAAGCCACCCGAGAAACTTCCTGACCTTGGCAAAGAAGCCAACCAGCCGGGATGTTTGTGCTTGGGAGAGGATAAAGAGAGCCTGGAAAATAGAAGTTAGCAACCCCTGTTTTTGTAATTGTGGACGGGTTTAACATAATATTGTTACCCGAAACAACCCTTGAAACGTTTCCAGAGCCAGAAAAAGTAGTCCCTAGGGTACTAAGTAATACTTTTTTAGATTGTCCTTGCGAGACTACTGGGATGGTCAGATCGCCTGTTGGGCTAACGACTTCGGGTAAATAAGATATATTCATATTTTTATAATCCAGTTTAAGAGCAAGAAGGGCGGTAGGTTTGGGTGCGCCTCTGGCGCATTTGCTCCTGTAGCTGAAGATGAAGTGTTAATGCTTAAGGTTAAAGACGTGTTGGCTCCTCCACTGCTAGTATTAAAGCTAGATCGTGGGAATCCCGTCGCATGGCTAGAATTATTACCAGTCCTTTTTGGGTCTGCGTTGAAGTTAAAGCTCCCCGAGAATGAATGCGTATGGCTCACAAGCGGTGTTTGATCGGCTGAAAGTGTGTGTTGCCTGCTACCAGCGGTCTGCCCAAGCGTGGAAGAGCCAGCAACCGTAACCCTACCAGCTGCGCCTAGTTCCATGTTGTCTAAGCCAAAAACAGAGCGTCCAACTAAGTTGGGTATGTTAAAATTGGCTCCCGAGCCGCCATAAGTATAACCAATAGAGCTAAATAAGTCTGAGTACTGCGAAACAGCCAAAGACCTACCATCACAAATAAGCCAACCACTAGGGTCAGATGAGCCAGCATAAAGCGACATTAAGCCGGGGCTTGAGAACGATATAGTACCACTGACCGTAATTGGGTTTGGGTCACAACGTATAGCCTCCCCTGACGATATTTGAGTTACTGTTCCATCGTCAAAGAAGTTTTTAATCTGAAGAACAGATATTTGTTTTGTGACTCCGTTCTGGAGACAAGGTAAAACAGAATCCTCTGCAACAGCATTTGCAGTTGTTAAGTTGGTCACTTTAAAGTTTGGCATAATTATGTCTTTATTAGGTAACTTAGAACTATTACTGGGGGAATATTTGAATGCGGTAGGGCGGCTGCAACAGGGGCGAGAGCAGAAGAACTGGCAGTAGAGGATATAGTTTTTTGAGTGCCGGGAGCAATTTCACCCAAGTTTCCATAATCTGAATAGTTTTCTGGTGGGCCAACATTTGGGTCATCCCAATTTTGGGTATCGGAGTAGTCACCGAACACAGTCATCGAACCAGAGGCAGAATGAGTATGATCTTTAACTGGAGTTTGGGCGGCGGTTATTAGATGGTTTTCTTGTCCGCCTGAAGAGGCTAAGGTGTGAAAGTTTCCAGAACCAAAGGTTGCTCCATTTAAAGGACTTGCTGTTGAAGAATTTGCGGCAACGCCAAATGGAATTCGTCCACGTAGGTCTGGGATGTTGAATGTAGTTGTGCCGTTTCCGCTACCATAGGTAGTGCCGACCACGCCAAACAAAGAGGAGTAGTCGGATCTAGAAATTGCTTGTCCGTTGCAGAAAAGCCAACCCGAAGGTTCGGTTGTGGCTCCCCCAGCGAAAGGAACAATTACCCCGGGCACATTAAAGGAAACAGTTAAACTCTTTGCATCCCCAGTCCCCTCGATTGCAACCGATATACCAGAACCACCAGTTACATTCGCAGCTATTACTGTTCCACCAGTAACGGAATTAAGAACTGAGTTTAGCGTAACCTTCCGTGTAACTCCAGATACCAAACAAGGCAGGAGAATGTTTGTCTGTGGGTTTGCCTCTGTAGTAAGGCTGCTGATGCGGGTAGACATTAGTTTAGCTCCAGATATTCGCCATCAATAGTCTGAAACCCTGATTGTTCGGGGTTCTCGATAACAAATGGGATATTGTTTTCGTCAGCTAAATAATCTCGGACTTCTACGACACCAAATACAATATCCGAGAAGACGCCTTGGAAGCATCCGCATTCAAGTGCTTGGCACTCCTCGCTCATGGGCAAGATCCTCCAACCTGCTCGATAAGCCTCGAAGCAGTAAACATAACCTTTGAAATTGCGAATTGCCCTTCCCACTCAAAACGGAATTGAAAGGTGTGGCCAACTTTAGCCAAAGTATTGTTTGCAGTAACACATTCGTTGGATGGGGTGGGCAGGCGAATTTGAGATCGGTATTGGTCCCGTACATTAGCGGGTTGGTACAACTGGCAGGTCGACGGAGCTGGAATTGCTATTGGTGCTTCAACTGATTCTGAGAAGACAATCGTGAAGTCGTTATTTTCCCTGACTACACTTGTTACTGGCATCCCTGCGCTTTGCATAGCTGTTCGAAGCGTGTCGGCGGTAGTTGTTGCCCAAGTTTGGTTTGTAGTGTTTAACTCAAGAAACGAAGTTCGGGTGTTCCCTAGGCGAACATAGAATTGAGTAGAAGGATCGGTAAACGATATCTTCCAGGTTGTGGCCAACTCTTGGGTACGGCCAGAAAACGAAACAACACTTATCCCAGAAACTGCGGAAGTGTTGGCAATCCCAGTAAGACAAGTTTCAGTTTCGGCACACGTATTAAAGGTATGCCAATTAAACCAACAAGGGTTTTCGTCTGGTCTCCAATAAGCGTTAACAAGAGTGTCCCCAGATAACTCCGCAATCCAAAGATCCCCTCGGGTTAGTTTCTTTAAGTTAAAGGGGGTTTTGAAGTCGAAAGATCTCGTCTCAATTGCACACGGAATCTTCCGGCTAGAGGCTCCAAGTGGAAAATCAAATAGAGCCCAAGGATAATTCTCCCAAAGCAAATTGCTGTTAGAGTCGGTGTCATAAGCAAAAACGAAACATCTTGGAAGCCTTCGAGTGACCCCAGTTACAAGTTGAAGGGTATCGACACCTGTCCACACACCATCAAAAATAGCGGGTCGCTTATTTCCTGAGCTTCCCATCGAGTTAAAATCTAGTACCCCCAAGCCGCGATGGGAAATGGGTCTTAACTTAATCGGCTCGTCCTCGATGTTGTCGTAATTTTCGCGGGGACTTACAGTATATAAAAGTCGATTATCAAAATAAACAGCCGAGCTATCGCCAAGGAGACCTTCGGTGTCGTAATCCATAACCGAGTCCATCTCTGAGCTAAGGGGAGTAGTATTATAACCTTCAATTTGAGCTCTTGCGTGGCGATAGCTTCTTAGACCGTCGAGGCTTCTGAAGAAAATATCGTTGTTGATCGTTACAAGCGATCGATCCGCAACAAGGCCGATGTTGTCGAGAGCAACCCGCATAAAGCCAGAAAGGTTTTTCCAGTCATCTCTAGGGTTTGCTACGGCAAAAGAAACTGCTCCCTTTTCCCCAAACACCAAAAGGTCGCCTTGCCCAGTAGCCGTATCGGAGATTGGCTGAAAGATCATTCCTCGGATGCTCCCCATCTGAGATGGGATTTGAAAACTACCACCTTCATTTAAATACGTTGTTTCAGTAAACCTAAGTAAATCTGAATCTCTGCCTGTAAGCGCAACTGAGGCAAACCCTCCTGTACCCCTTGTTGAAAGCCCAACTGGAATAGAGAAGGTGTTTGCGCTTAAAAGGGTAATGCGCCAAGTACCATTGATATCAGGCGAAGAGCTGTGGCCAGAAATTGTAACAACAGAATTATCTGCAAAGCCGTGGTTCGCTACAGTTTGTAGGATCGCCGTAGCCCCGATACTGGAAAAGTTTAACGCAACTTGGTTTGTTGACCCCCCGTAAACAATATCGCCAGCCGTAAAACTATCTTTTTCTGGGTTAACCACAAAGAGTCTCCCCTGCCCGTAAGTCATAAAGGTTCCAACAGGCACGGATGCAATATTCCCGATAGTATCAAGTGATCCTACGCCAACCTGGTAAACTACCTCTCCGTCAAATATCAAGGGCTTATCGAGCCCGTTTTGGATGATTAGGTATTTTTCCGCTTGGCAATAGTAAACCCTTCTTGTGGAGTCCCAACGAAATGTCCCTGCGTTGTCGATGACCGAGTACTCCGAAACGGGTAACCGAGCTACATATCCCTCAACTGGGCGTATTCTAAACACATATCCTCCCGAGCAAACGATTAAGCACGATTTGTTAGGATCTGTTTTGTTGACGTAAAAGAAAGCTCCTTGGAAATAGTTACCAGTTTTTGCGTTTTGGGCATCTCGGCCAGTAGAATAAAGGGCAAGACTTCCGGGGTAATCGGGATCGTCGGTCAAAAAGATTTGCTGAAAGCCGGGTCTAGTCTTTGCGCGCCCGCCACGAAAAGTCACATTAATCCCAAGTCTTACGGAATTTGGGTCAGCTATTTGAGGGGCTAACGACGAATCCATCCCCCTAGTCCAATTATACTGACCATCAAATAGGGTTAAATCAGATTCGTTGGCCATAAACAAATTCTAGCCTTTCCTAAAATTTCGCAAGACAGCCCAGTTGTCTCTCCAAGAGGAATTGGGTGAGAAGTAAATCGATTTAGTTTTTGGGAGCTTGTTGCTGGGGACAGCAAAGACAGCGTCTTGCGGAATATGGTAAAACACAAACGCATCACATACGTTTGGTTTGTATTTCATCTTCTCTTTATTGATCTTCAAATACGCTCCATACCCATAACCAGCTCCGCGAACAGCTAAGAACTTCATTTTATTGCGAGCGTGTGCATCCGATGCGCCCATCGTGCTTTTAACCTGAACTCGGCACAGCTTCCCCTTCCAATCAGTAATTAGATCGTACCCATCGTCGATTATGGGAGTACTGACAAGAAAGCCTTGTTCGAGAAGCTTTGCGGCTACTTTCTGAACGCCGATTGCCCCAATCCGAAGGCTCATAGCCACCCTCTGCCTAGGACATTTGCAGCTAGACGTCTTCGCCTGTAAACGCCGTCCCCGTCCCGGCTCCCGCCACCATTTGTATTGCCCTCAATCGTCACGAGCCAATCCCCCTCGTTTTTCTCCACAAAGCCAACGTGCGCCACGCGACCCATCGAGTTGAACCAGATTCCAAAGACATCGGCGGCCTTGAGTGGGGTTCCCTTCCTCTGTCTATCCCAGGTTGGTTTCGTGAGAAATATCGGGCTCCAAGCCGATCGAGGGTAGGGATTGAGTAACGTTGACCCAAAGGCTTTGTCACCAACCCACACGATGAATGCGGCGCACCACGGCGCTTTGGTGCCTTCAAGGTTTACGGATGCAAGGATCTCGTCCACCACGGGCCCGGCGTTGCGTCCCGATTTTTCCCGAATACCGATACTTTTGCGGGCTTGTTCAATGACGAGAACCCGCGACGCCTCAACTCCTGGGCTAGCCAAAGAGTCGGAAAGAAACGCAATAAAAAGCGCAACATATATTATTTGCATGAAATAATTGCTGCGATCAGGAGGATCCCAAAAACAAACGAGAAGATTGTCAGCCTTGTCTTGGGACAAGCTTCTTTCCAGTCGTCCTTGAGCACTCCTTTATCGACATAACGATCAAGGATTTTCCAATCCATCTGAAGCACCGACCAACTTAAGAATGTGCAGAAAAGGAATCGTACAGCTCCAAATGCGAGGACGTGGAGCGAACCCAAGTCAACGACCCCAGCGGTTGTGTCGAAACCCTGAAGGATTGGGCCTAGAAAGAAAAATACGATGATAGCGACGCCGAGAGCCAATAGCCCTTGGAAGTTGCTACGAAGCCAATGGATCACCAGGGTATCCCCACAAACTTACGAGCAATTGCCATAGCCCCGCTGAAAAGAAACCCACGGAAAACCCAAAGCACTAAGGCAATAATAGCACCTCGGTAGATCCAAAGTTCCTTTAAAGCCTTCCTTTGTTTTTCCTTCCAAACAACTGCGTCCTTAACAGCTTCGTTCTTTTCCTTAATCGCCTGCTCCAAAGACTCGGTATTGGCATAGCAAGCCTCTTTAGCGGCTTTTAATTGCTCTCTAGCGGCCTCTATGTGCTTCTTGGCCTCGGGGTTGGCTACGGCTGAGGCGGCATCCAACCTTGCCTCAGTAGTTGAAAAATTAGGTAATCCTTTACTAGAAACTGTGGTGCAACCAGAAAGAATGAGACAGGCTAGGATCGTTACGGCGCCCATAGCTGATTTTGACATACTTTTGTCTAGACGCAACAGATGTTATTTGACTCCAAGCTTTTCCCACAACCAAGTACCTACGACGGAAGCACAAAACCCAATTGCACCAGCCCACCCAAACGCAACGTTCATATTCTTCTCTACGTGTCGGAGCCTGCCGTCGTGACCAGAAAGATGGTCGTCATGCCTCTTAATAAGATCGGCAATACCGTCCAATTTTCCGTTAATGGCGGCTAGCTCTACTAGTATTTCGTTTATTTCCTTGCGAGGCATGTATTTTATCCAGTTTTGTTAGTCTCTTATTTAGCCGATCACGAACTGCTTCTGGGTTCAGCCGAAAGCCGCATACCCGAAACAAGTCTTCCGTCATCCCAAAGAACTCACGGAAGTGTTCTGGGGTAAACGCCCAATCTGGCTTTCGCTTTGCTTTGCAAGGTGATATTGCGAGATCGAGATCCGCAATAGCTTGCTCGGCAATAGCTGCCGTCAGATCAAGCCATCCCCGCACTTCCACCTGTCTCGGTTTCGCTTAACCCCTGCTCAACTGCATTCTCAAAAGAAGCATCTTTTTGGATCTTTGCTCGCTTGATGGTAGAAGCCATACGAACTTCATTCCCTTCAATCGCTTCGAGAATCATTTGGCCTTTGGTGTATTGAACCCGAGCAACAACTTCAAAAGATTGCCCTGGTTGTACGCCGTCGGGGGGAACAAAACCATTGGGAACCGGAAAAACTACAAGGTCGTTAGAAACGGGCGTTTCTTGTGCGCCAGTCTCGTCAGCGACTTGTTTGCTTTTCGGAACTACGACTTGATTGGCCAGCATAAGAAAAGGTGAAGGCCCCTAGGGGATAGAACCCTAGGAGCCTCCATTATTAACTTAGGCGTTTAAGTTGCGAAGGAGGTTCAACACAACATTCAGCTTTGTCGCCAAAGTCTGAAAGTTAGCGTTGATGGTCGCCTGCGTAGGAGTAGCCGTGACATCAACAAGGGTTGATGTTGCACTAACAGTTCCAGAAGCAGCCGTAAGAGCACTGAGGGTAGTGGCAGCACCACCCGTAGCGGCTCCAACGGAAGCAATCGTGGTTCCAGAAGTGCCCCAATCCGAGCCGCCGTTAAGGGCGGCACGAATGTTGGCTGCTTCAACTTGATCCAGCGTTTTATTAGAGATAGGAAGAGGCATATAAATGTTCCCCTTTCTCTAATTAGGCGATGGTGTTGCGCAAGTGACGGATCACGTAGCCCTGATGGGGGAAGATGGGCTTGCCACCGTTGCTGAATACAGCCCGGAAGTAGCCTACTGTGCCATCTGGATTTTTTTCGCGATCGAGGATGTTCCTCCAAGTGAACTCACCACGATAGTTTTGTGCGTTGAACTCCATCCCATTACCGATGCTCAAGGGCTTGGGAACCAAGCTCGTGAACACATCGGGAACAAAGATGATGGTATCTTCCCACGCAGCGTTCAAGTATTCAGAGTTAAGCTCATACTTGAAGCCTTGGCGGGCGTTACCAAGATCGTTTGCAACCTTGATGAAGGGGTACACACGAACGAACGCATTGCTTGTGATCTTGTAGCGAGGAGCAAACGCATCAACCAAGTGATGGAAGTTGCGGTAGCTGCGCTGCACACCAAGAGGAGCAAGCAATTCGCTAACCCGATCGCTCCAACGGAAGTCCTGACGGATATCCGCGTTAGCGCGAATTAGGGAGTCACTGGTTTCGGGCGACATAATCGCCAAGAACACAGGGGCTCCGTTATTCCGATCGTAGGCGTTTGCACCCGCTCCGTTACGGAGAAGATCCATATACACCCGATCAAGGATGGTTTGGGTCAACTGAGTTCCACCAGCGAGCGGAGTAGCTCCGTTCAAGAAGCCAGCCGAAGACTGAGCTGCCGAGGTTGAACCAGTCGTGTTACGCTGAACACCAGTAATCGTTGTATCGAACCCAGTATAGGCGGTGGTGTCTGTGGTAGCCACCAACTTGTTCTGGGCGATCGAGATGTACTGATCGCGATAGCGCTGAATCCAGACTTCAGTAGTAGATTCGGTGAGAATCTGCATGATGTTGGCGAGCTGTTCTTTCCGTTTCATCGGGAAGCGCAGATCGTTCAGCGAGATGTTCGGGGATTCGAGTGCCGCGTGGAACAACCCGTAAGTCCGAAGCGTCTGACCGAAGTCAATGGTGCTGGCGGGTGAAGTGGGGAATGCCGAGGCCGAGGCCGAGTCATTTCCAGTATTGTTGAGGGTGTTGGTCCCACTCGCAAAATCCGATGAGCCATAGGCGGCACCGTTTTGCGTTACAGTAGAGGACCAGCTAACTTTAGCAGACCCGTCAGTATTGTAAGGGAGCGAACGCTCGTAAACCAAGACAGAGACGGAATCGCCCATCTCATCCGGCCAAGCATCTTGTTTCACCAATTTGAGCCAGGGGCTCGTATCAACTGTCTTGCGATAAATATCGTCACCGATGCGGGAACTTTCAGAAACCAGCAACTGTTCGATATTTGTATAAGTCGTAGCCATATTATTAAATATCCTTTCAAAAGTGAGTTAAGAACTGTAAGTCCATTGCCGAAGGTAATGGCAGTTCCTATGTTTGGTTCCCCTGGCGGCATCCCAGAGCTTTTATTGCCCGCGCTCGTTTTGGTCTTAGCTAACGCGGTGGCGGCCCGCGAGTACGCCCATGCCAATTCCTAACAGCTAAAGAAATCGTAACTCACTTTGAATTCTGTCAATACCTAATCTATGCTTTGACCCGATCCCAAATGAGAATCGCATTTATACCGACCCGTCACCGGGTGGATTGGACTATATCTTGATGTCGTTAGACACCCTGCTTGTTCAGGCTGGTCATTAAGGCTTCCTAAGCCTCCAGTAGTCTCTACACCTTGACGCAAAGCGTTGCGCCCTTGGCTCGGTATTGTCTTGGGTATCTCCCAACAGTTCCACCGAATTTAAGCAGTACGGGCCGATAATCTGTTAAAGAACTAACTAAAGATAGCATACCGACAGCAAACACCAGCGGGAGATGTAGCGAGATACGAGTAACTTCGACGCTTCTCATATTGCCACTGTTCCTCATCAAGCTCGGGGAAATACTCAAAAGCTCTAGGAGATACGGAAACGTACTTATCCCAGGATACCCATACCCTAATAAGCTTGTTGGTCGGCAAGCCACCCGAGTGATAAGTGTTGAGAAACGAATAGAGATTTGGGGATACAGACTGCCAAAAAGCATAGTTAGAGTGGCCAGAGTCGGCGTATGTGGGTGTCCCATAAATGAAATCGTCATTCCAGTTATACCTATTCATACTTGGGTAATATCTATACGTCGGTGTGCCACTTGAGGGCTTCACAAACTCAAAACCTGTTGCCCCGCAGTTTTCAACATATTTACCAGACCCAGCACTAGAATAAAACGTTCCAGTACGTGGGGATGTTCGGAGCTTGGCTCGATTGCCGGTTTTAAAGGGAGCCGTGTCTGCGTGAAATGTAGCGACCTCGTAAATCGTCGGAGCTTTACGGATCTTTAATGGGAGGACGGTGGGCATATCAGTATCTTAGAGATATAGGAGCGTGGTAATATATATTTGAAAGTGTTACGGAGTTAAGGTTTGAGGGTAATCCGGATGTTTGTCCAGTAATCCCAACGTGTCCCATACTTGCGCCAGCAATTGAGTAATTGGTGAGAGAACCAAAAACTGGTTCATTCTTTGCAAAAGCTGAACTTACTGACCCAGATCCAGCAGTTGCAGCGATAAATACAATCGAAGCAATATACCATCCTTTCGGGTATGCTAGAGACATCGTCTGCGTTTTAGTCGGAGTCATATATGTGGAGGTGCTATCGACAATGGTTACGGATTCATAAAGCGAGGAGTCATATAAACTTGAGCCAACACGATACATCCCCCAAACCGCAGTATTTGAGTTTCCGCTTGTGCCGTAGCCGTTTGCTGCATAGGAACTTTTCATTTCAAGAGCACTAGCTGGAACGTCATATCTAATGTAAAAGGGGAATAGTGTCATTTGCCCAAGGACCGATGAGATTGTGCCACCACCACCGGTACTAAAGTAATCCCAGCAACCATCGGGAGCATAAGTTCGTTTATTGCTCGCGTTGTACCCAGACATCGGGAAAGGCGGACGAACTGGTGCTTTTTCTAGCATAGGTATTAAACCACTTCTGTTACTCTAGCATTTCCGGATGTAGCAAACACTGCCGTGTGAGCCAGTGAAGTTTGATTGGACGGACACTCCCAGTAGTCCCCGGCTGACAGCCTCACCTGATAAGAGGTACTTGTACACGTTGCTCCGACTGAAACGTAAAGCATCCCTGCTCCTTCGTTGAAAACCGTTAGGGTTTTTCTATTTGCACTCGCTGCAACCAAGGAAGTAGATGCAGTTGTACTAGTAAACGTGCTCTGAGTTACGGTTGCACCTTGAGAATTATTAATCGTAACGGTTCCGCTAACTGGTTGAGTTACGGCAGATCCGTCAACTTTAACGGCTGTTGCGTTGGCCGCAGTATTTGCAAGAGTGACTTGGAGAGGATTAGCAGACCCAACAGCAGTCCCCCCTTGGTAGTTTTCAGCCTGAGTCTTTAAGTTTGTAGCTGTTGCTTGAGTAACAGTCGCACTAAGCGTTGGTAAGGCCGAAACATAACCAACGTCAACACGTCCATTGACGGTTGTTATTGATCCGGCGTTAGCCCCAGTAATCGAGTTTTTAATACTTTTGTAAGATGTAAACCTGTACCTAAGCGAACCGTATGTAGCCGCTGTTGTAATTCTAAAATAACGGAAACTTGCAGAATAGTTCTGAAAAGGAACAGCCTGGACGCAGTTTATAATATAACGTCCGGAATAGCTGGTTTGGGTGCCTCCGTACAATGAACCGGTCGCTCCTCTGTAACTATATGTATCAGTCGAACTTAATGCTGGCGCATCATAATAGATTGAATTGTATGTTCCGCTTTGCCAATAAGTACCGTCGGTTGATACATCAATTAGATGTCCACCACTTGGCCCACCAAAACTAGCGGAGAGCACTACATAATCCGCATTTGCTCCTGCGTCGAAAGTTGAGGTCGTGGTGACAACATTATTAGGTGCGACAAAACTTAACGGACCAGAGTTAATAACGTAATCACCAGTAGGCTGAGTTTCCTTAGTATTTAAAGCTGTTCCAGCAGAAGCTCCTTGAACAGTGATTACGTCGGATGAGGGAGTTCCAGCAGTCCCAAGAGCTGGTTGTTTAGCCGCAGTCGAAGCACCAGATGGAAGTGGGAGCGAAGAAGCCGAGATTGGTTGAGTTACACCAGACCCATCAACTGGAATTCTTCCAGAAACAAGAGCTGGAATTTTTGCAAGAAGGCTTGTCCAATTCTGCATTCCACGTTTGATAAATGCTAAGACTGAAAACGTTCCAGTGTCTGTCGTGGCGGCTGATTCGTAGGTTCCACCAATGGAGGAAAGACTCTGTGTGTTTATAGCGATGTTTTCAAGCTCAGAAAAGTCTGTTGCGGAAAGGTTCGCCGTCACCGTGCCAGAGATAGGCAGAGAAACTCCGCCACTAATCCCCTGCACGGTAAGCACATTTGGAGACGGAGTTCCAGCCGTGCCAGCAGTAATGTAGGACACGTCAGCTCCGGCTGAATCTACGACTTTTGTCTTTGCGTTCCCGCTGGTCATGTCGTTGACAGTGACTGTCCCATCCACAGTCAATGATCCGCCGTTATCAGTGACTGGGGTAACGGGAGCGGAGGCTAGGGAGACGGGCTGAGTAGCTTGCCAAAACGTGCCAGTGACTGGGTGCGAAGGAACTGAGGCAAGCGAGACGGGCTGAGTCGCCGGAAGATTCGATACCGAAACACTTAACCCAGCATTGGTGACATTTACATTCTGAGTCGCTGGAAAGGTGACGCTGATGTTCTCTAGGGCAGCAAGACTCGTTGAGCCAAGTTCGACTGTGCCGTCAACGGTCAGAGAACCGTTGTTGTCGCTTACGGGTAGAGGATTGTTCGCATCGTTTTTAATCTCAACTTCGTTAGTGACCGTGACTGGGCCAGTAATGGTGGCCGACCCAGTCTTAGCCTCAATCTTGTTAAGGAGACTGACCGCCTTCCGCAAGGACGTGTCTGCCCCATCGTTTACGAAGGGCGTATCGTCCACGGATTACAAACCTTTTTCGAGGGCTTCTAAGAAGCTAAGACCTTTATCAAGTTTTTCCGACTTGGCTGGTGCCGCGCCAGAGCCAACACCAGGGGTTGCTTTCCGATACTCAGACAAATTGTCCTTGAGGCTCGCGAGTTCCTGATTGGTTTTAGATACGTAATCTTTGAATACCTGCACAACTAGTGGGAGGGTAACCGCCTGATAAGTTAAGGCAGCTCTCTGCTTGTGGTCCAGCGGCTCGGAATCCAGCTTCTCGGCATTTGAGCGGAGTTCGTCGATCGTTTTATTCCAAGGTTCGTTGCCTTCAATCTTTTTGAGCAAAGGCATCTCCTCCTGAAAGGAATTCCAGACGTCTCCAAAAGCTTTCCTAGCTTCTTGATCGTACTGATCACGGCTTGCCTTTTCTGCTTCGGCATCGCGCTTGGCAATTGCCTCTAAAGCTGATTTGCTTTCTCGAACGACTTCATCACGCTTGGCATTAAGTAACGCCAACTCATCAACTTTAGTTCTTACGGCCAAAGCGTCTACGGGATCCATCTCACTCGTAAGTTCCTTGAGGAGGGTTCTCCGCTTCGCCCCATCGGTTTCTAGTGCAGCATCCAGAATTGGGGAGGCTTTAAGTTCGTATACTTTTGCGATATCCGTAATCGTCTGGGTAGTTTGTTTAATCGGTTCGCCAATTGTGGTTTTGTACTCGCGAGTAGCCTCTACCCTTGAAATCCTCAACTCGCCCTCAAGCTCGTCCCGCTCTTTTTGGAACTGCTCAATTTTCGCTTGGTACTCAGAAAGCTGAGAATCGGTTTTGACATCCCCTCCCTTATCCTCAACAGCCTCAGTGCGATTAGCGACTTTGGACTCAAAGTCTTTGAGTTTGGCTTTTGCTTCCCTCAACTCTTTAGTCAGTTTGGCAAAGGCAGTCTGTGCGGCCGGAGTAGATGCTTCTTGGCTTACTTCTGCCAAAGGTTCTTCTGGCTTAGTCTCTGTCTTTACCTCTTCCTTGGGTTCTATCCCTAAAGTACCAAGCTTATCAAGGATCGATGCTGGAGTTTTGGTTTCAGACTTCGGTTCCTCAACCTTGGCAACTGGAGCTGGTGTTGGGGCGGGCTCTGCTTTTACAGCTTTAGCCGCCGCCTTTTCATTGATGGGGGTTTTAGACGGTTCGCTTACCCCTAAAGCTTTGTCGAGTGCGTCAGCAAAAGAAACAACTGGCGCTGGTGCAGGAGTCGGTGTTGCTGGAGCTGTTGGTTGCGAGACTGCTTCGGGTGCCGCTACGGTTTCTGTGGACATAAATTAATCTTCCTTTTTGAGGTTTTCCCAAGGTTCTGGATTGACTACGTTTGGTTTAACAATTTCTTTCAGAGCCTCGATGTTACGGAGAGCATCGTAATACCCTTCGCGACGTGCATTCATCAAGGCATTGTACTGAATCGTATCAACACCTTGCGGAGCTCTTCCCTCGGCTGGTAGAGCAACATCCTTTAAAACATCTAAACCTTTTTTAAGTGTCTCGTTGTTATCCCAGAGATTTTTCCATTCTAATTGAAGATCTTCTCGTTTCGCCCAATCTTGTATTTTCATTGTGTCTTGACGCTAGAAGGTCAATACTATTTAGGCAAGACTTTTCTGTCGTATCTTCTGGGCGGCTTCCGCATCTCTAATTGCCATTTTCTGCTGAACATCGGCCGCCTTGAGCCTTTGATCTAGTTGGGATTCTTGAAGTTTAATTTGAGAGTCAATTTGAGCTTTCTGAATTGCTAGTTGTGTCTTGGGGTCAACTTGACCGCCCTGCTCTGAGGCTCGAGCTCTCGCCTCTCTTTGCGCTTGGGCAGCGAGTTGTTTGCCGATATTCTCAACGGCTTCCCGCATCTGATTGAGAATCTGTTTTGCTACTCCAACTTCCTCTCTTCTTGAGGGGTCTGAAGCCAACTGTTCAACGTGTGCCGTGCTATGCGGGTACTGTACTTGTAAATATGACATCGCAACTTTAGGGTCGACCTGATTCTGTTGCAGAGCCTGCAAGAAACGATTTGCGTCTTCCAAGTGAACTTTGGCGTGGACTGCGTGGTTTTCACCAGGATTTACGCTTACGCCACGGCCACCTTGCATCGCATCGTTTTCGAGTTCCGCAATTTTGGCATCAATCGGAATGCGTTCTACTTCCCCCTTAGGTAGGTATCGATCGACCTGATCGTAACCAACTCTTGCGGCTACCCTGTCACGAATAAGATTTCTCTGACCCACCTCGTCAAACCTCGGCATAATCGCCATAAATTCGTTAAAGGCCAGCATACGGGCTCCGGGGCTTCCAGCCCCAATCGCTCGAACAGCTTGAACACGATACACCTTCTGAACTGCCTTCCAAGGCACACCACGAGCTTCAATCCTCTTGCGGAAAGCAATAGCCTCTTCGCCACCTGGCTCGTCAGAACGATAATTCACAGTAGCCAGACGTCGGAACTGCTCGGCGAGGAGCTTCTGGAAAGGGATATAATAAAGGTTCATTGCCTGAGCCGACAGAAGCGATTGCTGTGCAAGTTGAGCTTGAACTTCGGTTGCAGTTCGAGCATCCCCGTCGGGCATAACCTGTTTTGGATTATAAGTACCAGTATTGTTTTGACGGACAACTTCAAGATCTCGGACAATCGGAAGAACATTACCAGCCAGATTAGGCATAGTTTTATCAACAACATTAATACCGGGAGGCAGAATTGAGAGCGGGCCATTGTACATCAAAGAAAGGTTGCTGACGTCTTCACCAGTAGCTGGCTGGATCATCAAGGCGGAAGAGAGCATAGCTCCGTCGACAATTGCGTTCCGCATACGATTAGAAAGCTGGATGAAGGGGAACAGCTTGTAGCCCAAGCCTCTCACACTATGGAGAAGACCATTCGTGCCGATCCCGTAGGAGAATAATACAAAAGCCTCATTTGCGTGTTGGAATCGACTTGGCTTCTTAAATAGAAAATCATCAGTATCTCCAGCCCGAGTACCAATGTAGTGGGAGATCGTCCCATCGAATTCCTTGACGAAATAGTGGACGCACCGAACAATTTTGGATCGTGCATGAGAGTACATCAGATCATTGTTTTTAAGCTCTTCTTGCAGACGCTCCCAATCGCGAGAATTGGAACTTGTCCCATTGTCCGTGGATAACAGAATGGCTCTGCGAGTTTCTTCCACGTTCCAGCCAAGTTCAGTCGCAATCTTTGGGTTCTCAATAAATTGGTACAACTCACCGACTAGGTAATGTCGCTCGATTGTGGCTACCTCGACCTTGGTGTCGCAGGCGGGTGTTCCGCGTGGAACTTTAAAGTCTTTGAGACCGCACACGCTCCACTTCCAACTGCGGTTATCCTCGAAGTAAGCAACGCCAACACCCTGCGAGACAAATTGATGTGCCAGCATTTGTTGCTTATAGAAAAACTCGTCCCAATCCGTTATTGTTCGGTGGAACTCTTCGGCAATGATGCTTTCCCACTCTACCCTCTGGGCGGGATCTCCCTCGGATGTTTTCACCGAGGCCAGCCTATCAACGGAATTAACTAAATCGGAATAAGCAGAAAGGGATGTTTCGAGAGCTGCGGCAGCCTCACCAAAGTTTAAATTTGCACGATACCCCTGCCCCAATGACTTTAACTGTTGAGGTGAATACGGCGGCTCTCCGTCGAGCATCGACTGAATTTTTTGACGATCGATTGACGAGGCATCGTCGGCGTTCCGTATGGACGTGTAAATTGCATGAGCGCTTTTGGCGTCCTTAATTCTTGTCCTAGGGGCTTTCCCAGAATCGGAGATCGTCTCGAGTTCGATAGACACTATCCAGCTAGTCTAACATTGACGGATTTTCGTCAAGAGGTGTTTAAGCTCCAAGGATTTGACGATCTCCAAACGAGCTTACGTCTAATTTTATAGCTGATTTCAGCCATCCTTCTCCCCGATTCATAACGAGCTTGCCCCCAGCGTAGGCGTTCAGTCTTTGACGACAGATGTCCAACATAAGAAAAGCGGCATCTGCTAAGTCGGGAGATTTGCCCATCCTGGCTTTCATGTCCTTTTTAGGCTCTACCACCAACTTTCCGCCTGAAGACGTGCTGTATTTTCGAGCAGTAAGCTCCCTGGCGAGATCCGAAGTAATTCCCTTGAGCTGCCCCGACCTCAAAAATTCTACACCAACATACCAAAGTTCTGTAACTCGATTCGTAAACTTCTCGTTAGCCTTAACAGGGGACACCCCGCTTGTTGGCATTGTTGTAGGCTTTTCGCCAAACTTGACCCTAAAGATCCTTGGTGACCACATTTCGCTTAAGATGTCACAAAACGGGTCTCCAGCGCCGGTAGCATCGACCGCAAGGTGTTCCGGCCTAACTCCCTCCTTTTCGCATATTTCACGCACCTGGCGGGCAATCTGAAAGTTTCTAGGCTCATTAGCCTTGGTAGAGTCTTCCCGCAAAAGATAAGACTTCCCAAAGGATACCGCAGGTACCCCTACATTCGTCTTCCCGTAAGAGCCGATGTACAAAACGCTTCGATCTCCCCCGTTGGTGAAGGCTGGGTCAAACCCCGCAACCTTGGTAGGAGACCCATCCCATATGGGTAGTGCCTCACCTTCGTATCTTCGGATATCGGCTTCTGAATAAATGTTCTGCTCTGCCCCGATGGGGGATGGGAAAGAACGGATGAACCGCCAGTATGATAGCGAGTTTTCCCCTTGGTAATCCCTTGCCTCGCGAAGTTGCTTGGTTGTGAGTAGGAATGGCCACTCGTCGTCTGAGTCGATATTGGGTGTTCGCTCCCCGTCGAGATGGATGCATTTGCCTCGGGTAGTGTCCCACTCGTCCATCTCAGCGTTTACCCCGTTCCAAGTAACCGTCGGGGTAATAAACTGACCAAAAGGGTCGTATGCAGAGGCGAAGTTTCCAAGGGCGATACATTGGAAATAGGGGTTGGAGTCGAGGTTATGAATGGCCTCGAAGATGGCTGGCGATACGTCCGTGGCCTCGTCCACTAGCAAGAACACTCTTTTGTTCTTTAATCCGATCAGCTTCTCGGTTGCTTCCTTCTCCTTATCCTTGGCCGAAGGGATAAGCGTAATAGAAGACCGATCACTTCCAGCCTCCTCCATAATGAGTTTGCCCATTGAATCGATAATCTTACCGGGGAGTCCTGGGACTTGAATGTGCCTCTCACGGATTACTCCCCACATTCTTTTGCGAGCCTCACGAACCGACGTTGTGGTGACCAAAACTAATGTGTTAAAAGGATCACAGAGCCAATTGACTAAACCCCAGATGCCAATGCAATGAGTTTTGCTTGAAGATTTCGGACCCGAGACGCCGAGATAATTATGCTGACAGGCGGCTTCAAATATTCTTTCCGCCCAAGGGTTCCATTGGAAACCGCCTTTGTTTTTCTTCTTGTCGTAAGGCCAAAGTAATTCAACAACGTTGCGAAAATGCGCATATTTGCCCAAACCTCCCCGCTCTGGAGAAAAGTTTTCGCGGAAGGCCACTAACTCGATTGTTACGTCGGTGGTTCCAGCGGGCCAGACTCGGCCATATCTCTCAAAACCTTGGTTCACACTCAATTGCGAGATTAAAATCGGTCAAGAAAACGTCAAGAATTTTTAATTGATTTCGGTAATTAGCTGTTTGTCAGTGCTTTCTACTTTTTGCCAATTGAGCTATGACCCCGCTTCTGTAAGTTACTAACTTCCAACAATTTCCGATAAGCCCTTCAGTAAAAGCAGAATACATAGGAAACCTCGGAAACGCAATCGGCAAAAATAGGCAAAGATTTCCTTTGCGTTGGTCAAGACTGTCAATACTATCTGTCAAGAAATGAAAGCGCTGATTATTAAGAAAGGTTGGGCTGAAGTTCGCATCTACGAGTGCAAAGTTCGTGACAAATATTTCACTTATTTCGTGTGCTGGAGGGTGGGAAAACAAAGAATGCGCCGCGGGCTGGCGTCTCTTGCCGAAGCCAAGCGAGAGGCAAAAGTAATCGTGGAGCAACTGGCTGACGGATCAGCTTTGCCAGCCGAGGGAATTACTATGCGGGATCTCCAATACTATCGAGCCTGCGAAACGATGCTCAACGGCGTCCCTCTCGACCGGGCGGTAAAAGCCTATCTCCAAACCAATCCAGCAGAAACGAAGGAAATCCGTGTTCCAGCACTCGTGGAAGAGTTCCTGGCCAAAAACGAAAGCTCACTTAACTCCAATTCTCAGAAGATCACAATGCGAGCTCTCTTAAGGCGGTTTGCTTCAAAAATGTCCAAGCCTATCTCCCTGGTAACTCCACACGATATCGACGAGTACCTTGCCGACCCTACCTACGCTCCTCGCACTAGGCACAATCAGCGTTCAGCAATTATCGTCCTGTTTAACTACGCCCGTAGAAAAGGCTATTTGTCCGACGAGCGTAAACACGCTGCCGAGAAATCAGAGGAGATTAAATTCAAAAAGCCACCCGTTGAGATTTACTCCGCCGAACAGGCCGAGGCGATGCTCACCTTGTGCGATAAGAACCTCGTCCCCTTCCTTGCGATCGGATTGTTTGCTGGCATTCGTTCTGCCGAGCTGGCGCGCTTGAAGTGGGAAAACATCGATTGGGTTGGCGGCAACATTCGTCTTGACCGAGAAATCACTAAGACCAATCAAAGTCGATTGGCTCCCCTTATGCCAAACCTTGCTGAATGGCTTGCCCCCTATAAGGATCTTAAGGGAAACATTCTTGCTTCAACAAAATCACGTTACCCAACGACTTTAATTTCTCCTTGGTTGGCGTCTCAGGAAAACCCGAGACTGCCATCGAAGTGGATCGACAATGGTATGAGACATTCATTTGCTTCGTATCACCTCGCATACACCCAGAACGCTGCCCAAACTGCCCTCGCCTGCGGTCACTCCCCAGGGATGCTTTTGGGAACATATAAGACCATCACCGTAAATGGTGAGTCTTTAAACCAGGAGGTAGCAAAGAAATACTTTGAAATACGACCAAAGTTGGTCGACAACGTAATTCCCATTAAAGGCCATGCCAAATCACAGAAAGCCTAATCAGACAACCGCAACATTTGTTTTACAAAAACACCTGCTTGTTTGGGTGGCCAAAGAAGCCGAAAGCCGAGGCCAGTCTACTTCGGAATATATTCGAGCATTGTTGCTGAAGGAGTGGGACAAAAGACAGGAACAGAAAAACGAAAAACAGAAATAGTTTTTTTTTTGAATTGAGTTAGAGGTCGTAAAAAAACAAGACCAGAAGTTTATATTTTTCTAGATGTTTCCATAATACTTTAGTCATAAGACGCGACAGTGTCATTTTTTTCTGCGTCGCAAGCATTACTAATTTTTGTTTTAAAAAACTCGTTCCCCAAAAACCAATGTATTTTCGGGTTGGGTGACGCTTGTTGGGCATTAGTCCTCATACCAGACACTCGGTAAAAACTAAAATAGTTTTAGGGGTGTTAAACACCCTAAACACATGGTGTTAAACACCTTATAGTTTGCTTGCTGTGAATTACTACTACTCGTACAAACCCTAAAATGATACGAAACTTATCGATTAAAAAATATCTCAAAAAGTGCTGGACTTGTAAGTTCCAGAACTTACAAAAGACAGACCGCCAATGAAACTCGTCCTCGAAACAAAGTCCGTCAGAGTGTTAACAATGCCCAGTGGACACCTAGCTGTCGAGCTTGAGCCAGTAGACGAAAATGGATGGCCGAAAACTCTTCCACACGAATCCATTTACAGAATTCCAGATTTAATGAAACGTCTCGGCGTTTCCCGCAGATCTATTCAGAATTATTTCCGCAGGGCGGTAAATCCCCTGCCGCACTCCAAAGCGGGTGGACGCCCGCGAGTGACCGAATCAGACCTCTCGGCTTGGCTGAGCCGGGAAAAAGTTAAGGAAAAAATTAGAATCTTATGAACCATCCAAAAGAGTTCATTGCTATCGATCCGGGGAAATCGGGCGGGATAGCTTGGAAACTAGCCTACGGGGTACGCGCTATCAAAATGCCAGAAACTGAGCCAGATATCTGTGCGAGATTAAAAGAGATCTATTATCACTTGGACAAGCCTACTTGTATCGTTGAAGAAGTAGGCGGGTACATTGGCCGTCCTCAACCAGGCTCTGCTATGTTCACCTTTGGGAGGAACTTTGGTTTCCTTCTGGGTACTCTCACTTGCCTAGGAGCTAGGATTGTTCTAGTGCGACCCCAAAAGTGGCAAGGGTTTTTAGGTCTTGGAACATCCGAGGGGAATAAGACGAAATGGAAGAATAAGCTGAAATCAAAAGCTCAGAACCTTTTCCCAAGTCTTGACGTGACTTTGTCAACAGCCGATGCGTTACTCCTTCTTGAGTATGGGGTTAAAACTGAGTGAACTTCGAACTCTACTCGTGGCAAACTGAATCTGCGGAGAAGATACTCTCTTCCCTCCGGGAGAACCATATTGCTGCGGATTGGAGTGACACAGGGACGGGCAAAACGGCAAAAGCCGTGTGGGTGGCTAAACAGCTAGGTAAGCCGTTCGCTATCATCTGCCCCAAGGGAGTCATCCCTTCTTGGAAAGAGTGGTGCGAGAAAGCTGAGGTTTCACCTATTTTCATTCTGAACTACGAAAAGCTACGAGCTGGGTCGACTATCTATGGGGATTTCGTAAGCGGTAGCTGGGTGTGGGCAAGCCTACCTCACGATATGTTTTTAATCTGGGATGAAGTCCATAAGTGCAAAGGGCCAAACTCGCTAAATGGGAAGATGCTCATTCAATCTAAGCAATTCTATACCCTTCTTCTGTCGGCCACATTCGCATCGAACCCTATGGACATGAAGGCCAGCGGGTTTCTTCTGGGCCTCCACAAGTATACCGATTTCTTTCCGTGGCTGCTTAAGAATGGAGTTAAGAAAGCTCCCTGGGGTTCCTTTGCCTATTTCGGTGGGAAGTCCAAGCTGACTGCAATTCACGAATCTATTCTGCCTAAAAGCACACGAATTCGTGTTTCAGAGCTGGGCGACGCCTTCCCAGACAACGAAGTCCAATGCCAAGCGTTCGACTGCGGAGATTCCGATGCAATTTGGATGAGCTTGCAGGAGCGTCTTGCAGAAATTGAGAACAGCCGTGCTAGCGACAAGCCAAGCCCTATGACGGAAATCCTCCGGGCGAGGCAAGAAGCCGAGATGCTTCGACTCCCAATTATCAATGAAATGGCAAACGACTTAGTCGATGAAGGACGAAGCGTAGTTATTTTTTGTAATTTTAGAAATTCTCTTGACGAATTATGTCTAGAGCCTAGCAAAGACCGAATGATAATTTACGGAGGACAAAGTGCGGAGGAAAGACAGGAGGCAATTGAGAGTTTTCAGAGCAACGAGTGCAAGGTTTTGGTTTGCCAAATTCAAGCTGGGGGCGTCGGGCTTTCCCTTCACGATTTAAATGGGCGTCCTCGTAGTTCCCTTATTTGTCCTACCTACTCTGCTATTGATTTAAAGCAGGCTCTTGGGCGTATCCACCGGGCTGGCTCACTTTCGAAGGCAATTCAGAAGATTGTTTTCGCTGCGGGTTCGATCGAAGAAAAAGTAATGCGTCGTGTTCGGTCGAAACTGAAAGACATCGAAACCCTAAACGACGGCGACATGGAGGTTGTATGAAAGCTGAAGAAATTAATGATGGGTTGGCAACAATTGCTGGAAAGTTTTATGTACTTTCTCAGGAATATATCCACTCCCCAATGACGGCATCCAAGATGCAGAAGTGGGAAGAAGAGTTTGATTCGGTAGCTACGGAGTACGAAACACTCCGAGAACAGGCGGGAGAATGAGCGACCACCACAAATTCTCACCATCCCAACTAATGTATCGGGAGGCTTGCCCAGGCTGGCAACCCGACGAAGGCCCATCCTCTGTGGCGGCTGCCGAAGGCACGATGATGCACAAGGCTCTAGAGACGGGAGATCATTCGGGGCTTACCGAGGAGCAGAAGAAGTGCGTGGATATGGTTCAAGAGTTGTTTGACACACTCAGAGAGGAGTTATCCAATGACAATTTTAAAAGAGCTTAAGTTATCTATCCTAAATGGGCTAACCTTTGGTACTGCCGATCTGGTTATGGTTAAAGGTGATCGGGCAATCATCGGTGATGCGAAGTTTGGGTGGAACCCAGTAGAGGACGCAGAGACCAACTTACAGGGCTGGGCGTATGCAATTGGGGTGTTCGAGAAGTACCCAGACGTTCAAATGGTGGATGTGGTCTTTGCTCAACCTAGGCTCAATAGTGTTAGCCGACATAGCTTCTTCCGATCGGTTGATCTAGACAAATTAAAGGTCAGAGTGTCCACCGTAATCGCTCGGGCGAAGCACCAGCCACCCGAGCTGAACCCAACGGAATACGCATGCTTGTATTGTGGAGCCAAGGCTACCTGCACTGCCTTACACAAGAAGGCTCTAATCATTTCCAACAAGTTCTCTCCCCTAACCCCAGATGGTGAACTTATCGATCTCTATAACCCAGAACAACTCGCTACTCCTGACCTTAGGGGCAAAGCCGAAATTCTCCGTAGGGTCTTGGAGCCTTGGTGCGAGAAAGTTCGTAGGGAAAACACCCGATACGCATTAGAGACGGGTGAAGAAATTCCAGGCTTCGAGGTGGCGACTCGAGCTGGTCGGAGAACGATTACCGACCCCCAACTCACATACGAATTGGTTAAAGACAAATTGACCCCAGAAGAGTTCGCGGCCGTATGCGAAATCTCCGTAGCACAACTTCTGAAAGCGTACTCCTCGAAGGCACCGCGAGGTGCCAAGGAGAAACTTAAACAGGAGATAGAGGATAAACTCTCCGATGCAGGTGTTCTGCAAGGCGGAGGGGATATCACCTATTTAAAAAGAACAAAGGAAAAATAAATAAATTGAAAACCTCATTCGCCAAAGCACCAACGGCTAAACCCGTGGCGGTGCCAACTGAAACAGAATCAACATCGGCATTGGCTAACCGAGAGGAAGCCACGTCGACACTCACAGTTAAGGGTGCTCCCGGCCAGATCAACGGAGAGTTCACGGCTTCGGACATCCTTATCCCCTACCTAAACTTAGTGGCTAAAACAGGCGAGCTGTCCAACCAGTTCCCTGCTGGGTCTTTTCTCTACAATCGGGAGGTCATTGTAGGCGATGGCAAGAAGCCAGCTCAAATTACGGTGCTTCGTATCACGAAGTTCTATCGGCAAGATATTCCGTTTGGAGCCGAAGAAACTCCAAAGACGTTCTCGACTGAGCGGGACGTTATTGCTGCTGGTGGCCACGTCGGATGGTCGGCAGATGCGGAAGAAGGTTCGGACAGATATTCCCAGGCTATGGAATGTATCGTCCTACTCAAAAGCCCAAACAAGGGTAATGCAATGTTCCCCTTTGAGTTTGGTGGTGAGAACTACGCATTAGCCAAATGGTATATCACAAAATCCGCCTACAAGTCGGTTGGTGCCAAGTTGTTTTCGGATTCTCAGATGGCTCTCAAAGCGGGTATCGACACGGCTAGCTACGAGTTGACCAGTCAAATCAAGACTGCGGCAGTCGGTAGCTGGTATGTGCCAGTGGTAAAACTTGGCCAGAAACACGACCCAAAGTTTGTAGAATTTGTCCGAGGTCTACTCGGATGAGTAAAAAGGTTCCGGCCCATGGTGCGCAAGGAGATCTTGCGACGACTGCTGTCAGCCTCCAAGTCTTTGAAACAGGCTCGGAACCTTTTTGTCCTTCGATCTCCGAGGTCGCTGACATGGCGGCCTCGGTGATCAGGAGGATTATGATGCGGGGTAGCGATAAAAGTGAGTTTGGGCAGTGGTTTCACACCGACAGCATGCGTTACAACTCCGACAGATGTATTAACCACCTCTGTCAGGCATTGATGCAGTTGGATGGGAATAAGAAATCACCAGACACAAACGGGGAGGAGCCAACAGATCACCTTGAACGAGCACTCGTGCGAGCGGCGTTCTTGTTGTTCAAAACAAAGAGAGGAATGACTTCGTGAAACGAAAAAAGAAGATTTCAACCATTGTTAAAAAAGAAGCTAAAAACATAAACGATTACAGGGACGAGAGTATCGGAAAGATTACAATCCAGACCATTCGTGATCTGGATATGTGCGAAATCGTAATGGAAACGGATGAAGAGACTTTTGAGAAGGTGGCTTCGATGGGCAGGGAACTAATCAAGGCCGACAAACAAGAACTTTTCGGGTATGCGGTCAAAAAGGCGATCGAGGACACGTTGAAAGAGAGAGGAGTTCTCAAATGATTTTGGGGCTACTTGACTCTTGGCTCCTATCGCTCTTCGTGAGGCTGGGAAATAGGTGGTTTGAAAATGTAGCGTTTAGCTGCGACCCGAAAACAGAACGTGTTCGCCACATAATCTTTGCCCAGGACAGAAGGTGGCTTGCAAACACTATCGAGCTGATTGAAGCGCAGGGGAAAAAGAAATGATCGTTCAGCTAAAACCAGAGCTCTTCGTCTACACGCCGAAAGGTGAAGGAATGGCTTGGATGATTACGGACTACGGGATTGAGCATAACAAGGTTTGGACCGTAGCTCTTCGTGACGGCCGGGTAATGGACTTTTGCCAAAGGGACATCACTCGACCAGAAAATCTTACCTACGGCATCGAAGAACCAAATAACCCAGAAAGGGCATCATATTATGGTTACTGAAACATTAATTGTACTCCTCTCCTATGTATTTGGAGGGGTAAGCGGATCTCTCATAACTCTTTTTTGGCTGTTCTGGTCGAAGAGAACTGAGTTCCACACCACCTCGTATACAACCGCATCGGGACGACCAGCCGCTTACGTCAACTACACCTTCCCGAAGGGTAGTTTTAACTCGAAGGTGTGGCCTTTTCGGAAAGCAGAAGAAGTTTTTGCAAAGCGGAAGGGTAGAAAATGAACTTTGGCACATTTTGCTTAACCGCGGCGGGTTTCGTTCTCGGGGCAATGCTGCTGACTACGATCTGTGCTTTTCTTGTTTGGCTATACGAGGATTGGAAAAAGAACAGGAGGGACTGGTGAACGAAGTGAACCAACAGATTAAAGACTTATGGGAACGGGTATCTCAGCTTGAGGCTGAGGTACGCGAACTCAAGAAAAACCAATGGGCTTTTGAACCTTTGAAAGAAAGGGTCGAAGTCATTGGCGGGTATTACCCAAACGTCAACACGGTTGGCGCTGGGATTCAGTAAACAACATAAACCAATAGGAGGAAATATGAGCACAGAACTTACTATTCGAATCACTGAAGACGCGGAAAAGAAGGAGCTAAACCTAGAGGTCAAAGCCACTCAGGACAACGGAACCGAGTTAGAAAAAGCGATTGTGACTCGCTTGAAGCCCTATATCGAGGCTTGCCTAGATGGGTTTGAAGGACAAGCGATAGAAAACGAAAAAAGAAATGAAGAGATCGAGGCTGCCCAACAGTCGAGGATCATTCTCCCATAACGTACGTGGACACGTACGCTATTGACTTTGAAACCACTTACAGCTCCGACAACAACATAGGCCAACTGGGTCAGTGGCACTATCTCCGAAACCCGGAGACAGATGTCTACATGGTATCGATTGTCGGACCTGGGGTGAGTTTCGTGGGTGCGCCTAAAGACGCGCCTTGGGACGCCATCAACGGACATAGGTGGGTTGCACACAACTACTCCTTTGACGGAGCTGTGATGGAAGTCTTGGCAGAACGAGGGGTAACCCAAGCGAAGCCTAAGGAGTTCTTCTGCACAGCTAATCTGTCAGCGTTTATGGGAGCACCTAGAGCTCTGGGTGGAGCGTCCCAGGAGCTTCTTGGCAAACCCGTGGACAAAGATCCTCGAGCCTTTATGAAGGGCAAATCTTGGCGGGAAGCTGTGGCTTTGGGCAAGGGGCAAGAAATCAAGAAGTACGCTATGACAGACGCAAACTCTTGTCTTGAGCTGTACTCAAGTTTTGGTGATCGGATGCCAGAAATGGAAAAGGCTCTTTCGGCTCACACGGTACAAATGGGCTGGAGAGGGTTTAGTGTGGATAGCGGGCTTGTCGACAAAGGCTTAAACACGTTGGATTGGGTTAGGATTAAGGCGTCTGAGAAGCTACCTTGGAAAGATGATGACGATCATACGGGAGATGTTCTCAAGATGGGTGGCTTGGCAAAAGCCTGTCGTGAAGCCGGAATCGAAGTTCCTTCGTCTACCTCCGAAGACGACCCCGCGTGTCAGCGTTGGGAAGAAGAATACGGAGAGGCGTACCCGTGGGTCGCAGCAATGCGGGACTGGCGAAAAGCCAATATGCTCTTTGCAAAGCTCGAAATCCTCTGGAAGAGGCGGAGGCCGGACGGGACTGTCCCCTATGGATTAAAATACTTCGGAGCTCAGACGGGGCGCTGGTCGGGTGACTCGAAATTCAATGTCCAGAATTTGCCCAAGGGGGATATGTTCGGAGTCGATCTCCGTGCGTGTATCGTCCCGCGAGCTGGGAAGAAGTTCATCATCTCAGATCTAGCTCAGATCGAACCCAGAGTTTTGGCCTGGTTGTGCGGAGACGAAGTCCTCCTAGACGCAGTTCGAAAGGGATACGGAATCTATGAGGCTTTTGCGGTCTCGAGCGGAATGTGGAAAGGCACAAAAGGTACTCTCAAAAAGACAGATCCAGCTATCTACGCCCTCTCCAAGGCTCAGGTACTAGGGCTTGGTTATGGCTGCGGGGCTAAGAAGTTCGTTTTGGTTTCCAAGCTGATGGCAGGTCTTGACTTGGATCAGACAAGATCGAAAGAGATCGTCGATTCGTACCGCCGGAAGAACACCAAGGTCGTAGCTCTCTGGAACCAGTTGGAGCGTGGCTTTAAGGGCAGTCACAACGAGGACTATATGGTGGAACTTCCGTCGGGGCGGCAACAGAAGTATTTCGGGATCACAACTCAAAAAGGAGCGACGGGAAAACCCGACTGGCGCGCGAGTGTCACGCTAGGAGGACCGAAGTTTGCCTTCTGGGGCGGAAAGCTAACCGAGAACCTCGTTCAAGCAGCAGCTAGGGACGTTTTCGGTGAGGCAATCCTACGGCTTGAGAAAGCTGGTCTGCCTGTCGTCGCACATATCCACGACGAGGTGATTCTTGAAGTCGACAAGGACGTCACATGTGCAGACGTCGACAACCTTATGGCGGTTACGCCCGAATGGCTTCACGGGTGTCCAATCGCTGCCGAATCACACGAAGCCGAGTGCTATCAAAAATGAACACCACCTTATTTAAGATCCCCAACCTCCGAGCCAGAACAGCCGCACCCATCAAACCTTGGGACGGCAAAATCGAACTACCAAACTTTGCGAACAAAGAAGCGTTCCGTGCGTGGGCAAGCGACGAGACAACTGACTCTGTTTTCGTATCGGGATTCGAAGGAGTTAACCCCCACACGCGGGTAAATAAGAATAACGAACCTTGCAAGATGCACGGGCTGATTGCGGATTATGATACTCCCCTCACCGACGAGATATTGTTGGAGGGGTTGGCCAGAGGATCAAAGCCTGGCTGGAAGCCGATGTTCGCCCATAAAACTTTCTCGAGCGGGGCTCGTGTCATCTGGATGTTTGAAGAACCTATCCACGTCCTACCCGGTGTACTGAAAGAGTTCCTAGGGCTGTTGGTGAAAGAGACCAAGGCGAATAAAATATTCCCGAGGATGGATGGCGCGATCCTCAAGCCCGACCAATACTACGCTTGGATGCCGGGGGCAATTAAGTTCGCAGACCAACCCATACGATCCGAAGCTCTTCACAGCGTCCTTGCTGAGGCTGTCGAGAAATCAAAGAAATATCGCGGCGAAGGAGAGGTGGCCATACCGCTCGACAAGATTTACCAAAAGATCCAAGAGGTCTACCCTGGTCGCTGGACGGGTGCGTTTGAAGACGGACTGCGTGGGCCCGTGTTTTGGCTAGAAGACGGAGTTGATCGAGTGGGAGCCCAGGTCACCAAAACTGGAATGGTTTCTTACTCCACCAGAAGCCCGAAAGGCTTCATGACTTGGGCAGATTTGTTCGGTGCTGGCTGGGTTCGCGAGTTCCAAGAGGATCGTTTTGGTGGACCTATGCAAAGCTACTGGTTCGATGGGAAATATTACTGGAAGCGGGATCTAGAACGTTTCTGGCAGTCCCAAGAGAATGGAAACACCCGCCACGATATTGTTGGCACTTTTGGGCTAAGTGCCGCTCCTGACGCAAGAGGTGCTTTGTCTGAGGCCGACGAGGCTATGCGCCGTATCCGAGAAGGTCGAAGAGTACACGGGGCTATCCCCTGCTTGTACGACCCGAGGGAAGCCATTATGCGGAACGGCAAGCGGATCCTTAACATCTCCAAGACCCGCGTGATGCAACCAGAGGAGAAATCTGGCGGTTGGGGTGAGAACTTCCCTTGGCTGGCCAAGTTCCTCGACCAAGCCATCGACCCAATTGAGTCGCTCCCATTCCTAATGGCGTGGCTTAAGCGGTTCTACACATCGGCTCTCGAGGGGAAACTCCTACCAGGGCAAGCGGTCTTTATCGCGGGACCAGTAGGCCAAGGCAAAACGTTCTTCGGAACAGAGATCGTGGCTAGGTTGATGGGTGGTGGATGCGACGCCTCCGACTATCTAGTCCAAGGGTCGTCGTTTAACGCTGAGCTGTTTGAGGTCGCTTTGTGGAATGTAGACGATTCTTCGAGTGCCGATTCCGCTGAAGCCCACAAGCGGTTCAGCCGGATGATCAAACGTGGTGTTGCGAATACCAAGCATACGTACCATCGCAAATTCCACGATGCGGAAACAGTCAACTGGAATGGGCGAATCATCGATACACTCAACGACGATCCAGAATCAATCCAAGCTGTTCCCCACACCGACGGCTCCATCCTAGACAAGATCAGTCTGTTCAAATTCCAAGGGCACAAGCTGTTTGAAAACATCGGGTACCTAGAGCTTGAGGCCACGCTTGAAAATGAACTCCCACACTTCGCGGCGTGGCTACGCGATTGGGAAGTCCCTGAGGAGTTTCTGGGATCGAAGCGGTACGGAGTTAAATCCTACCACCACCCAATGCTCCTAGCCGAATCTCGTGCGTCCTCGAGCGTCAACGGCTTCAGCGAGTTCCTTGATTTGTTCCTTCGCAATTATCGTGCTGATAACCCAAAGGCAATTGATTGGAAGGGCACGTCGACTGAATTGCTCCTAGCCCTTCAGAACGATGCGTCTCTCCAGAGCTCGGTGAAGATGTTTGTCAGCAACTCACGGTCGTTAGGCCGGATGCTGGCGAGCCTTGCTGCCACAGGCGACAAGGTAGAAAGAAAAACCCACGATGGCGTGACTATTTGGAGAATCACATTATGAGCGTGAAAAGATTGAGATGGGTTGAAGAGATATTGCGCCGAGCTATCGGAAGCATTGAAAAGGGAAATTTAGACATGGCAAAGACGAGGGTCGGAATGGCCTTGCACATCACCAAGGAACTTTCCCAAAGAGCAAAGAAATATCAGAAACTGGATATGGAAAAGAAAGCAAAGTCGTAAGGGTTGACCTTTTCTTTTTGAGATTACATTCGACTTATGGCCGCGAAAAAACAGAAACCAGTTTGCGTTCATTGCTTAGCGGCGATCTACAACGGAATGGATCAGTGCAACCAATGTTTCATTCGTTCTACTGGAAAAAGAATCAAATCGCCCGTGCCTGAGCAGAAAAGCAACTTTGGAAAATGGAAGACGGCGAAGTATGGTCGAAGGGACTGATGATTCTGGTTTTGGGGATGTAGATCTCCCAGATCTTGAGCCAAGCATTGCGTACCTTACCGCAGAAGGCTTCATTGAATGGTACTTCGATAAGGACGGAGAGCTGTGTCTACGCTTGAGCGAAGCTGCGTTGGAGATGGATTTCTAGGGCTATTGACAGAAATTTAATTTAACTAAGATAAATATATGTCCGAAACAGTTTCCTTAAATACAGACAGCGAGAACCAGTCGCTACGCAAAATTGAAAAAGATTCAAGCCTTGCTCTTGGCCAGTACGGCGCTGTTTATAAAACTAGTGCTGCTGCCCTAAGTGGTGGTCCTTGGGGTGCTATCCAGGCGACGGCCGCGGCGGTAGTCAGTGTGACCGCAAGCAACTGGACAAATAGTGACTCGACGGCATCTGGTGTGACATCGGGTGTTGATATCCCAGCGGGGGCAACGATCTTTGGTAACTTTACCGCAATCACGCTCACCAGCGGTAAGATCATCGCTTACAAAAGCGCTTAAACGACTATGCCGAAACTCGGCGTAGGCTTAAACTTGTCGGTTCCTAGGATTGGTGCTGCTGCGCCAAGCGGGATTCCTATTTCTACTACTAATTTGATTATTAACTTTGGTGTTGGGAATCCTTGGAATGGAGCGTATTCAAACAAGTTTTCAGTTATGTTCCCATTTAACAGGTGGACGGATGATTTTGCTGGTGGCGATTATGGCATCTGGCCCCCAAACGGCGGT